CGTGATATTCACTATCAGCCGGACATACTATTTTTAACATACCCGCTACAGGTTGTCCTTTAGTAGTAATAGCAGATACTTCGTAACAATTCCAAGTATCTACTCCAACAAATGAATCTGATGTTAGTCCGTATCCTTCTCTATTTAAGTACCTTGGTACTTTAACTAATAATTCTGGAGAGTAGGTATCTTTGTACCCATCTCCTCCTACTTTACCTAAATGTTTAGAAGCAATTTCAACTACTTCTTGATAATTTTTAACGTCTGCCATTTTTTTATCCTTTAAATATTTGTTTTTTACCACCTTCGTAAACGTAAGCGTGGCCGTTTTCTATTAATAGTTTATTTAAAGAGGTTTCTTCTCCTTTTATAAAAATTTCAGCAAGTACTCTTCCATACTTACCTTTACCGTAAGATTGTATTTCAAATCTTCCTTCGTTTAACATTAAGTAAGCTTCTGTGAATGCTGATGCCGCTAATCCTTTTGCTTTTTCTGCTTTATCTCTAGTTCTCTTTTCCCAAGTGTCAACACCCTTAAATCTTAATCTTGCTTTTACCCAAGTATCAAAACCTAAGTCGATCATTACATCTGCTGTATCTCCATCGACTACTCTTACTAATTTTGCTCCGTATCTATACATTTATAAATTTCATTATTTGTTCTACCCTTTGCATAGGGGAACCAGTTACCGTCAAATAAGGCTGACGTACACCTTCTAGTACTGCTTTAAACTCCCAATCTATTTCAGATCTCCATTTTTCATCTACACTTCTAACTCCATCGTCTACTGAATCGAATTCAATAGGAAAATAAATATAATGAGTATATTCGCTTTTTATCCTATTCCAAGTATCTTCTATATAATCGTTCGTATATGTAGTTACTCCTTTCATAAATCTAGAGTAAACTAAAACATCCATATAACATCTATCTAATACTAAGTTATAAGGTTGAAGTAAAGCTTCTAAATGAAAACTACTAATAGCTAGCTGAGTAGCACAAGTACCTTCTTCATTAATAGGAAATCCATAACTACCTACAGTTCTAGTAGATTCATTTACGAATTCGTATTTAGGTAATTTATTTTTTAGTAATTCATAAACAGTAGTCTTACCTGTACTACTTGCTCCTACTAATGCTATTCTTTTTATCATAAAACCTCTTTTAAGAACCTACACCACATATATAAACTCCTATCTCTTAATATACGAAATAAATCATCAAGTTCCACCCCAAAAGTATTAAATCTTTCTTGCATTAATATTTTACCTTCATCGACTCCTGCTACTACTTTATGTAAAACTGCTCCTGCGTACTCATACTTACCTTGTTTTATCCCTTCAAAAGCTCGAATCTGTGGATCTTTACCTTTTAGTTCCGGAAAATCGGTTATTAATCCTGGATGCCCGTTATATATTTTGTATTCATTGCAAATATTAGGAGGCATTATTCTTAACCAACCGTGTAGAGTTATAATAGGATTATCATAATATTCTATTATTTCAAGTAATTCTTTTTCGGTAGGTTTATTAGGAGTAGTAACTAAAAGATCTTGTTCTAGTATTTCAGAATTAATAGTTCTTAATCTAGTAGGTCTTTCATTAGTTACTATAACGTCAGGCCATCTCTTAAGTGACTTAGATATATCAGTAATCTCTGAACCTGTTTGACTAAAAAAAGCTATCCAAGGTCTTTTCATTTAATTTTTTCTATTATATTTTCTAATCCTACTGGGTAGGAATACCTACCATCATTAATATCAAATTTTAAATTATATTTTGAAATATCTACTTGATTTTCAGATATATTCTCTATAACTCCTATTCCCGGTACTCCTATAAACTTAAACTTTACAGTATCCCCTATTTTGTACTTCTCTTTTTCCATTGGTAAACCATCTAAATTTTTGTATATTGCTTAATATTAAATTAACATCCTCAACATCATGATTAATTAATTCAAATAACTTTTGTGATTCTTTAGACCATAGCCCATCTGAACCGTATTTAATACCTTTGATACCATGTACTACTGGGTTAGAAGTATCTAAAGAATATATCCAAGGATAGTGAGCATAAAATGCAAATTCCTGAGGTAGTCCGCATCCTAATAAATGATGAGGTTTTTTTGTATTAATAATACCGTCTTTTAATAAATCTCCAAGTAGCTTTACTCTTCCTAGCATCCAGCTAACGTATTTGTTAGGATGAGGAACAGATTCAGTATAATACGAATAATCAAACGAAATAGCTATCATATCTACATTAGCTATATTATTCATATAATCATAACACCCAGCTATTTCTTTATAAGTTTTTCCTTGAACTACTCCTATTTTTTTCCCATAAGCTACATCAGCATACCTTAAATTCCAGCCAGACATTTGAGACATTGTAGTTTTTGCATCTTCTAATGCATCAGGAACTATATACCAGGTAGGCCTTACTTCATTTATCCAGTGTATAAATTTATCAGAATTGAAAGCTTCTTCTAACTCAAAAATAGAATTATCTAATATTACTTCTCTACCTTTTTTTATAGCTTCTTTAAACTGTAAGAGATATTCTTCATCTTCTTCAAATAAATGTACTAAGGCATAATCATAATCAGTATATTTCTGTACTGTTTCAAATATACTTTTAGGGCTTTCGTGTGCTATTTTAATCATTTAAATTTATATTTTCTAAACTATTTTTTAAATCATCAAGTGCGGTGTCTAATTGATTTAAATATTTAGTAGTATCGTCATCACTAGCTTGCTCTACAGCTTTTATTGCTATAGAAAGAGGTACTACTTCTATATTTAAACTTTCAACGAATATTTTATGTTCTTCTAAATTAATCATTTTTATCTAAATCTATTATTTCGTATGCAGGAAATTTTTCTAATTCGTAAGTTTCAAAGAACTGTGTTAAGTCAGGTCGAAAGTAGTTAACTGATTTCATTACCTTTTTATCTCTTGTTCTATAGACAATATACCGTCCTTCCGCAACTTTCTCATAATGACAGGCCTCACCTTGTTCCTTAGTTCTTTCGCTGACGGTCTGTATGGCTTCTTCTTCAGTTTTACAAGCTTTTGACATATTACTTGCTTGTACTTCCATATATGCCGGCCATATCTTATTCTTAAGGCCATGTAGCATAACACCGTTCCCAAGGGAAACATAAGTAATGTCGCACAAAGCATCCAAAACTTCCACAATGTCGCCCCTTTCGCAAGCTTCTCTATATTCTTCGAGCTCTTCGAGTATAAAGTCGTATACGAATTGCCATTCTTTTTTCTCAGGAATTGTAGGCTCATAGTTATTAGGTTTACCAAAGGTTTTATTAAATTTTTCTACTTCATTAACAAAAGGAACGTCTTTTAATTTATCCCATTGAAATGAAAATTCTAATTGTTTACCCATTTTATTATCTTTTATTTTATTTTGAAACTTCATAAACGAACCTTCTTTATCATTAGTTAATCCCCCTACCGTATGAATCTTATCATATTCTTCAGGCCAAGGCCCTGGTTCGTCTGCTTTTTCTAAGAAATCCATCAAATCAGGATCTTTAGTCCAATCTTCTGCCATATTATGATATATGAATTAAACTCGACCATAACTCATGAGGAACTTCTTGACAGAATTGACTGTTAGGTGCTACTATTACTGATACAGCATCATGAGAATGTAATGATTCTTGGTGAGAACATATAACTCTAAAGTCAGTAATTCTCTTATCTTCTATTAACTGCTCATATAGTAATCTAGCAGCATCTTCTACAAACTTAAGATTAGAACCATTTAACTCTGCAAATGCCATCTCATCTTCTCTTTTAACTACTACTTGAGTTTCAGTCATAAGAGCTTTAGCACACATCTCTTGTAAATCTTCAATCCATACAATATCTTCAAACTCAATAGATACTCTTGCTACTGATCTTTGAGAATGAGATACAGTTGCTTTATTTCTATATTTTCTAGCATGCTCTGCTAATTCGTAAGAACAAGGGCAAGCTGATGAGTATACAAAGTCGAAATGCAAATACTTTCTAAAACTCCCGCTATCGTCTATATTACCTTCTAAAGTACAGTTGTAGTATTGGTAACCTGCATTATTAGATCTTAAGGACGGAAGTAAAATAGGATATGAAAAATGTAAACCTATTTTAGCATTAAAAGTCTCTAAGTTTTCTTTATACTTTAGCAGTATATCGTCTAATTTATCGTATACTTTTTCGTTTTTATATTCGTAAAACGATCTCATAATACGAGACATATTAATACCTTTTTTATGAGCAGCTAATGATACAGTCCCAGTTACTTTAGTTTCAAGTTCTATATCTCCTCCTCCTCGTTTATCGTATTTAAGAGGTAATCTAAAATTATGAATACCTACCTGCTGGATAGCAACAGGAGAGCCTTGAATTAAAGAAGACGGTCCATTTTGTAGATCAGGAAAAGTCTTTATATCATTTTTAGTAGGTTTAAAATTAGAGTCATATTCTCTATTAGGTTCGTAGTATTTTTCTGAATGTTCGTTTGCTGGAGCTTCTACGGTTTTATCTGCATCTCCTATCCATTCGTAACCTTTTGCCATTTCGTTTTTTGTCATAGTATTAATAATATATAATATAAGTAATTTATTTTAATTATCCAAATAATCTTGAACTGTTTTAGAATCTTTTCTTTCCCATGGATAAACTATCCAATCAGTATTTTCTAACCAGTTGCAGTAGAAATCAGGTTTGGTAATTGTAGTATTTCTAACATCTAAAGTAGCGGTAGTATGACCTTGTTGTTTATAGGTTTTAAGTGTTTGACCAGAATCGGATATATCATCAACTATAAGAATCTTACGCTTGTTAATATCAAAATTAGGCATCATTATATCTTCTTCTAATTTTTCTAAATGATCTATAGTCATATGTTTAATACCTAGTTTATGAGATAACATAACTGCTAAAATTAAACCACCTCTAGGTATACCTACTACGTAATTTACTTCAATACCGGTATTAGAATTGATTTGTGAAGCTAAATTACTAACTTGTTTATCTATATCTTCCCAGTTTATATATTTTTTCTTTATTCCCATGAATGGTTCATTGTCCAGTTTCCAGTAGAATAATCAACATACGAAGTCTTACCTACTGTTTGTAAAACTTCTTTTAAATAGTCCCACTGTTTAGGAGTTACATTATAATGATGTACTCCAGATGTAAATCCTTTTATCCAATCTATAAATTCTTTTTCAGTCATACTTGTTATCATATATTAAGCATATTTCTCTATTTTCATCTTTCCATTTATAGGAAATTAATTGTTTTTCTTCTTCTTCAGTCTGTAATGATATTAATTCAAAAGGAATTTCACTACTTACTATATATTTTCTAAGTTCTTTTAAGGTTACATACTCTTCTTCTATTCCTTCTTGTAAATCTGATATTATATTTATTGTGTTTAATTTGCCGATTTTGTAATCCCAAGCAGGATTGCCTTGAACTGTTATTATGTAATCCATTCTTTGAGGATTAGCTAATTTAATAATGTTTTTAAAATCAATCATTGTTATTATTTTTTAAATTCATGTTTAATTTGTATAATCCATTTTTTTAGTCTTTCTTGAGTAAGTTCTGGTTGATTATCTTCATCTATAGCTAAACCATAAAAAGTACTATCATCAGCTAATGCTAATGAAGTATCAAAATCATACGAGTCATCTTTTTGCGTGTACCCTACTAATTTACCTCCTGATTCTATAACTACTCTACCTAATATGCCTATTCCGTCACAAAACCACTCATCATACCCTAATTGATCTCCTAATCCAAAAATTGCTACTCTTTTACCTGTAAAATCTACAGTTTTAAATTTTTCAAAATATACTTCCCAATCACTTTGAAGTTCCCCATCATACCAAGTTGGAATACCCAAAATATAGTAATTATGAGATTCCCAATCTTCTGAAGTTATATCAGAAACGTCTATAGATGTAATGTCTTCTTTTTCTAGTAAGTTAGTTAAATCTTCTTTAACAAGCTCAGTGTTACCGGTATCAGTTCCGTAAATTAATTTTATACGCATCTTTCAGTATTAAAAGCCATTATGTGAGAACGTCCTGTATACCTCCAACCTCTATCTCTAACAAAGTTCATTACTGGTCCATAGCTTTGAAATAAAGACTCCCTATCATCTCCAGCAGGCATCGCCCATATTTTATGATCAGGTATATTTAACTCTTTAATTAGGTCTTCTACTTCTTTAACCATAGATAAATCTTTATCTAATACAGGTTTAATATGGTAGTCATCATGATATTCTATAGATTGTCGTATTGCTTCTATATTACATCTTTTAGAATTATGCTTCTTTATCATTCTTTCATCTACCTCCTGTCCAGTAGGAGTGAGAGCGCCCATAACGGGGATACTATTAGAAAACTTAGGGCTAATGCTAAGTAAATTAATAGGATAATCGGTGTTAAGAAAATGAGATCCCTCAGTCTCCATAGTAATGAATATTTGTCTTTCATTTGCAAAATGTGTTAATTCGTTAACTAATGCAGGATGCATAGTAGGAGAACCTCCAGTTAACATCATCTCTTTTATATGAGGATGTGCATCATACATATCTATTATGTCTTGGAACTTAAAAGTTCCTTTTTCCGGATGAATACTCGTATACCATGAATCACACCAACCTCCTTCTCCAAAATAACATCTGTGAGTACATCCTGTTGTTCTTACAACTATAGTAGGATACCCTTGTCTAGAACCTTCTGATTGAACTGCCGTATATAATTCTAATACAGGTAGGGTTTTTTGATAATCTTCTATTCTTTTTAATTTTCTAAGGGACATATATTGCGTTATTTTTATTATGTTCTCTAAATTCTACTTTTGATATTTTAACTCTACCATCAGTTTCTTCTTCTATAAAAGGGTTTACTTTATCATAAATAAATTGGGCAAATCTTTCTGCGCCAGTCGCCGGAATGATTCTTACCTGAGCTACTTTAGCTTCATTCATTTTTAAAAAAGAATCTTTAAAAGGATCGTCTTCAGCTACTATAAAAGTATGATCGAACATATAATCAAACCATTCTTTTGGAGACATATTATCTATTCTACCTTTTGCTCTTTTCATACCGCCGAAATCCCAAACCCAATTTCTTTCGTCTAAGTCACCTTCAAAATATAATTTAAAAGATACTCCGTATCCGTGTAAAAATCTACAGTGTGTAGTCTCAGCTTTCCATTGACGAAACACTGTACTAAAGCCGTCAAATACTTTACTTGATTGAAATTTTCCCATAACTTAATTTTTAAACTAATTCTTCGTATATACCAACTACTTCAGATAAAATAAGAATAAAGCATGCTACCCATAAATTAAAAGGTAAAAAACAATACCCAGTTATTCTAATTCCTGATTTTACGAATGATATTAGTTGATGTAATTTAGGATCTGGAGCTTCTTGCTCTTTATTTGAAGTCCTTGGTTGAACTTGATGAACTAAACGTTCATTTCTGTTCCATAACTCATTGTTTATTTCTTGTTGCATATTTGTGTTTTTAAAGTGGTGCTACGACACTATTAGTATTAAAATAAATATAGTAATTTTATTTTTTATTTCCAACTAATTTAATGAATTTATAAAATGAATAGTCCAAGCTATTAGTCCATTGACTTGTAAAACTACTAAGTTCCATTGTTTTCTAACTGATACTTGAAAAATAACGCAAATAAAACCTATAATAAATAAAAGTGGTTCTAATGTATGTTGTCCAGCCATTAAAAGCCCAGCTCCCATGTAACCAATTCTACTAGATATTCGTTCAATTGGTCTTAGCTTACGTTCCCTAACCATGGATCTTAATATTTTTAATCTCCAATTTTTATTAAATATTGTTTTTTCTCCCATTAAGTTCCGATTTCGTCTTTAAACATAGCTCTAAAGGTTCTTAACATATAAAATACTTTATGT